TTCTTACCTCTGTGTGTGGCAGTACATTCCATACAGTCCTTCAATCCATTGCTTAATAATGGCACATTCACAGGACACTCGATAAAATAGAGTGGGCAGTAACAGAACATACAGTTGAACTCCTCATCTTTTATACCCTTATGACAAGGGAAGAACTCACATTCCTTATTGGTGTATATCTGATAACTCAAACTTTCCAACCCACACATAAGGATGAGTCAACAGGTGCGTGACATTGTAAGTGTTGCATCTTCTCTTCAAGCATAGTACAGCCTGTTAAGGTAATAACAATTACTTGTAACGCTATAATTAATAATATTGTATTTATCATTCTATATCCCTCTCTTCTTCAGTTAAATCTACCATCTCACAAACATCACCAGTACACGCCATAGTTTTCATACTTCTAGTAGTGTCTGTAAGCTCAAAATCTTCTATTCTATCCCACATAACAGACTCAGGCATATTAGCAAGAGCCTCGAGATAAATCTCCTCAGTGCAATCTTCATATGGAGCTTGTTGATAACTATGGTCTGAGTGAGGTAAAAATGAAACACCACTAACCTTATCAAAATTCTTGTAAACCCAAGAACCAACTTCCATCCACTCGTGTTCACGAACAGTAATAGTTACGCTAGGCTTGTGTTCACAATAGTATTCTTGATACATAAGCCATAATTCGAGTTGTTCTATTGCTGTCCTATCATCTCTTAAGACCGCACCCTCTGGTGCTTTCATAGGAAATGTAAATACCTCTACACTATCGGGCTTCATAACATCAGGCTCACAAGGTACACCTTCATCCTTCATCAGTTGAGCGATAGGGTCTTTAACATCTGCTCTAACCCTGCGTAAGTAGTAATCACTATGTCTAGGGTGAATGCCTGACGCTGAATCTACCAGTTGGCTGACAGTACCACTAGGTTTGATAGCTGTAGTGGCAGTAGATTGATTAATTCCTAATAATTCAGCCCAGTGCTTATTTGTATCAACAATTTCTTTTTTGAGTATAAGCAAGAAGTCCGGTAGGCTCTTCTTACCATAGTAACCTCTATCAGGATTACTGCCATTCATAAATGAGTTATCCATAATTCCAGTGAGTGAGACGCCTAGTAGTGCCTCCTCCTCTGTATTCTGTACCCACTTAGGTCTCAATCTTTTAATGTTAGTGAGGGATGCTTGGAACGTACCAAGTATGGTAGCCAGCCTAACCTTACGAAGTATATCTTTCTGTGTATCCTTCGCTCTCACTACAACCTCAGTTAAGTTACAGAACTGTCCATCTCTCAGTATGATTTCACTACAAGGATTACAACCAAACTCGTGCTCAGTGTCCCTCCTTCCTGTAGTTGCTACTTGTTTAATTGCTGCTTCCCTATTAAAGATACCACGCTCACCTGATTTAGAATCATATAGTGATAGCCATTCCTTCATAAAGATGCCCATATCAGGCTTCTCTGTGTAGCACACGCTGTTGTTACTTAGTGCCATCTCAGGTGTATCTATCCACCACTGTCCAGTCTTAGCACTACGCATACGCTCATCAGTTAGATTGGATAGAGATATAAGTGCTGACCTACGCACACCACCCACTACAACTACTTCTGCAATCTTACACATCAGGCGGTGGCACTCATAAGAGTTTAGTTTTCTACCTGACGCATTACGAAAGATACTAGTAGCAAAATTAAATAAATCAACCAGAGGTTCTGGACCACTAGCCCTACCACCAAAGGTCTTAAGTCTAGAACCTTTAGGTCTGACCTTAGAGAAGTCCCAGTTAGGTATCTCACCTTCAAATAAATAATTAATTAGTTTTCTAAAGGCTGACTGCCATCCCTCCTTACTATCCTGTACGACAATAGTATCCTCGACCTCTACTATCTGCTCAGGTATCTCGGGTAGTTTACTTATATGCTGTCTCTCTACACTAAAGCCTACACCAGTCCCGTGCATCAGAATGAATAGACATTCATCAAATGCTTTCGGGTGGTCTACGCTTAAGTAAGCACAGTTATATCCTGCTATATTATTCTTAGCTAGGGCAGGACCTGCTGTCATAAGAGCTCTCATACTAGGCATAACTTCTAAGTTACATACTGCTTCCTCAAGTATCTTCCTAGTCTTAGGTACTAACTCTTGGTTGGTATGACTTTCGAGATGCCACTCCATAAAATCGAAGTAGCGTGCGACAGTCTCTTTCCAAGTCTCTCTTCTGTTTTTGTCGGGTAGCCACCTAGCATACCTGCTAAGGGCTATAAAATTTTGATAATCATTTGGTAATGTGTTCATTTATGTGTGCTCCTCTCTTCTTGTTCTCTTTCTTTTTGTTAATAATAGTTTTAGTATGCCAAAGCCTATCATACCTTAGTGCATACTTTAGTTTGTTTCTAACAGGATGAGGTTTGCTAGTCTTCATCCAACGGCTCAATTTCAATGTTAACCATCTTACTCCCGCTATCGTCTAAGTAAGTATTATATTTTAGTCTTCCGTTCCTATGTAAGAGGACAGCATCTGTTATCCCCCTATCGTAACATCTGGTTCCGTGTCGCCATAATAAAAATGCACCTATTATTAATAGACCACACATTAGTAATATAAAATTCTCAGTAGGTATCATCAACATCATCAAACTCCTCTCGCTTATCTATTAATTTATCCTCGAACTCGTGTAAGATATCCTCAACTGTTACATCTAGTATCTCACACAAAGTACAAGGGTCTATGTTTTCTTGAACTATTCGTTCCTTTAATTCATTTAGGGTTAGGGGCACTTCCTCCCTCCTCTTGTTGTTCAATAAGTTTATTCAAGTACCACCTAGCCTTCTTCAAGTCGCGTATACCCTCCCCCTTAAATCTCCAGCGACAGATATACTTTGTGATATTGGAGGTTAGGTAATCCATCTTCTGGTCTATTATAAAATCTATGACCTCAATCTTACCTTGCTTATAGTGACTTGGATTAATGCTGTCACCGGTGACATCTTCTGGTGTCATTGCTACTCCTTTATAGGAAACTTCTAATCCTTCAGTGTCCATCTTTTTAACTCCTTTATTTGTTTAGTTGAGAATATTTTAATATCATACTTAGCACACCATTGACGATAAGTAATTTTATTACCCTTCGCAACTTTAGAATCGGGGCGGGGCATAAGAAATATCAACTCCTTGCCTTCAAATCTCATCTGTTCAGCAATTGATTTATACTTCTGTCTATCCCCACTCCGGAAGAACCCTTTAACCTCGATATGATACTTACCCTTAACAAAGTCTGGGGTGTAGTTCTTTCGTATCGTATAGGCTATCCTACAGGGCTCATATTTCCATTCCTTGCCTAGTGCTTCCGCACATTCTTTCTCTAGCTTACTCCGAAACTTTGTTGCCATCTTTATCCACCTCTATAACATTAGGTAAGTTCTCTACTTTAATTAAGTATCGTGGTCCATTAGAGTACAGGAATGTTCTTAGGTCTTCGCCCCAGCACTCGTGCTTGAATGAACAGTAGCTACATCCAACAGGTAGCTTCATATTGCCAGACTTACCATCGGCTACTGGTTCATAACATCTCTTAGGTGGCTTAGATAACCTAACTATATTCTTGATAGATTTAATTCTTTCTACTATCGAGAAGAAGTTTAGCTTAGTCCAGTACCACTGAGATTCATCAGCCATATCATACTTGAGGTATGTCAGGTGTCCGTTGGTCTTATCCATTACTAACCAACCTACATCTGTCGTACCCTCTGCGTGAGCATAGCCTTTGATTTGGTCTATGTATCCAAAGGGGTCATCATTAATAAGAGAACCATCCTTGAATTTCTTGAACCCGTAAGGTGATGCTGACTTAACATCTGTCAGTACACCATCTATCTTACAGTCCATAGAACCTTTGATACCATCTACTTCTACTCGCTTCTGTTCGTGCGTCACATCGTGACCGGCAAGTTTAGTGAGTGCTAGTACCATCTCTTCAATCAAGTGACCGTAGAGAAATTTGATTCTAGTGTGAGGCATAAGTTCCTCACCCTTATATCCATTATAAGAATACCACAACTGTCTATCCTTCTTACCTATGTTAGACATACGGAGTTTGCGTCTATCAAACTTACTCTCTGTGATATTGTTTCGTAATATATTCTTAACATTCTCACCGAA